GACCACTTAAACTGGTCGCTGGGACCCCCCATTACAACACTCCTCAAGAGAGGGTCCTTAAAACCCTCTCTCTTTGAGTAATGAAATAACATGAAATCCATCTGATTGATTGTTGGCTTACAGACGGTTAAAACAAGACCGAGCAGGGTGCCGCCTTGACAGGCGGCCCAGCCGAGTAGTAGGGTGGTACCCGTATGGACAAATCTTTAGCAACGACATTTTTACAGGTCATATTTGGTCGAGTTCCGGGTGATCAATGGGTATCCTGTTTCGCCATTGACCGGACCGCCAACCAGTCTGCCCGAGCAGCCCAGAAGGTGCTGTGGTCCCGGGTTGATGAGATCCCGGAGTTGGTCGAGCGGCTAGCGCCGCTCTCCCCCGATCACTGCATCTGGTATGGTGTGTCGTCCAGAAGGTCCAAACTTGAGTCAGGGAGAGGTGGCACAAACGACTGTGCACTCGTTCCCTGTCTCTGGGCAGATCTGGACGTTACTGGACCGGGGCACAAGTCAGAGAACCTGCCCCCCACTGAAGCCGATGCCCTAAGTCTTCTCGCGTCTTTCCCGGAGCCATCGTTCGTGGTCCGCACGGGGGGTGGTCTCCAACCTTACTGGATGCTCGACGAGCCGTGGCCAGTCGAGGAAGCGCTGCCGATCCTGGATCGGTGGTACTACACCTGGAAGGAGCTGTGCGATGAACGCGGGTGGCACATTGACAACGTCTTTGACCCGGCTCGGATTTTGCGGCTTCCTTCGACCACCAATAACAAGGACCTGTCCGCACCTTTGCCGGTGACAATGCTTCCCATGGCGCCAGTTGTCTAGGTTCCCGTCGTACAAGGCTGATTGGAACGTGAAGACGTCAAGCGAGCCGACATCCCCTGGCCCGGCTGCTCGCCCAGGACGCGGACATGTGGTACATGAACGCCGGCCACGATATCGAGCTGTTCCCCGAGGACCTACGCATCCAGGAGTACCCGTCATGAGCAGCAGTTACCGCGATCGGACTGAGCACGGCACCTGGCAGTTTGGCTGCGGCGCCCCGTTGGCGGACGGCAGTCGGTGCCCCAACGCCTGGTACCTCAAAAACCAGGTCCTGGTGTGCCCGTCGACGGAGCGTTGCGACAACTGCAAGGACTTTGGTCCTGGTGACCCGATGGACCTCGACGACATCAACGTGCCCGCCGAATTGGGCTGGTGCGGTTGCGGCCATCCCGACCTCGTCGATGATCTAATGCTCGCCTTCCTGACCGGCGTCGAGACCAGGTGGGCGGTGTGCCACGCGGCGCCAGCCGGACACGACTGCGGCACCAACGAAGTCACCTTCCCTTACGGCATGAACTACGACGTGGCCACCCTGCTGGCCTACATCGCCGACGAGATCGGCTGGACCGAACACGGGGGCGCCGTTGGCGGTGAATGGTTGACGCCTGACGGCGAGGAAACGCTGGCCAACTTGAGGGCGAGGTTGGTCCTGGTCATGGATTATTTCGAAGACGGAGAGTGGAAGAGATGCTCAAAGAGAAAGTTTTGGCATGAGTGACCTTAGTGTTTTTCAGAACTTTTACGTCTATACTAAGGACCAAATCCTGGCGTGCACGAAGGAGCGGCCCAAAACACCCGTCGTGATGTCCCAGCCGTGGAATGGTCCCATGCGAGCCGGCGACGAGTTTAACCGAGTGCACCGAATAGATGAAGTCCTAGCGCTGTTGGGCTTTACTCAGGCTCATACAGATGGGCAGGGTGTCCACTGGACTCGACCGGGAAAGGAGGTCTCCCAGGGGACTTCCGCTACCGTCTACCATGATGCTCCGGATAGGGTTACTGTTTTTTCGAGCACGTGCACTGACATGTGGCCGTCCCTGGAAGTGAACCACCCGTACGACGCATTCGGGTTGTTGGTGGTGACCAAGTACGGCGGCGACTTCAGCATGGCGGCGGAGGATCTGCGCGATCTTGGATTTGGAACCGAGACAGATACAGGACCGTCCTTGATCGACGAACTGGGCGACTATCTGGCCGACATCGCGGCCACTATGGACGCAGTTGGCGAAACTGTTCCTAAAGGCGACGAGAGCACCAACGGATGGGATGTCGTCGATCTTAGTGATCCTCGTTATGGCGTACCACCTCCGCCACCCGACCTGTTCGAGCGTTCTGACGGTGTCAACCTTCTGTATCGGGGGAGAATCCACTACTTCTATGGGAAAAGTGAGAGCGGCAAGTCGTGGGCTGCTCAGGTTGCCACGGTGTGGACGTTGCAGAAGGGTCGTTCGGTGGTCTACATCGACTTCGAGAACGATGCCTGGTCGGTGAGGGAAAGGTTTGAGGCTTTAGGGCTTGACCTTGCAAAGACGAAGCACTTGCTTTCCTACTGCAGCCCTAACGGTCCTTACACCCCGATCCAGTGGGAGACTTTTAAGAAGAACCTGAAGGGAGCCGAACTGGTCATCATCGACGGTGTTTCTGACGGGATGAGCATGTTTGGACAGGATCCCTTGCTCAACTCTGACGCCGTCAAGTTTGACCGGGGTTTTCTACGTCCGCTTACATCCTTTGGGGCTGCCGTGGTGGCCATTGACCACACCCCCAAGAGCACAGAGGGCCCAGCAGCTGTTTTTGGGGCCCAGCACAAGAAGGCAGCCGTGACGGGGGCTATGTTCGAGTGCAGGGTCAAGAGCCCCTTTGGTCGAGGTATGGTCGGAACGTTGACGATGCGCCTGGAGAAGGACAAGCCGGGCTACATGCGTCAGCATACTTTGAACGGTATCATCGCCGAGCTCACCCTGACTTCTCACACGGATGGGTCCGTCGACGCCGAACTCAACCCTCCCGGGTCTGGCGGATGGCGTCCTACCATTATCATGGAGAACTTCTCTTTCTACCTAGAGCGTCACGCCGGGATCACGGCTCAGGAACTGAACACGCAGGGTACTCACATCCAGGACGTCAACGGACGCAAGAGGTCTATTGAGATCTTGTTGAAAGAGGGGTACATCATCAAGGATCTCCACTCTCGGTTCTTCTCCAGGAAACCGTACCGGAAGGATGACGAGGGTCGTGCTTCGACAGCGTGGGCCCCTGTTGTACCGCCTGTCGAGCCGCCGGCTGTCTTCCAAACCACCTTCGAGGATATGGGACTTGATCGGGGTGTCCCCGATCTCCCCAAAGTACCCGTTCCTGGTACTCTCGGCTCTCCACTGACACCCGTTCAGGTCGACCGGGAACAGGAGCTGCAGGACTACTTGTCCGACCCCGGTCTGGCTTTTTCTGACCTGGACGACATGGACCTGACTTGACATCGTCGTCAGATGTGCTAGTCTAAATAACGAGAACCAACCCAAGGAGTCCCCTTGACATCACTGGTAGTAAAGTTAGTCCCCCCATCCGTCTTCACTAAACTGGTCACCCTGATCAAGGCCCACTTCATCAAGTTCCTGATTGCGGGCATCCCGACAGCGTTGGCCCTTTGGCGACCCAACCATACGTTCACGTCGGTCAGCGCTCAAACCGTGCTGGTTTCCGGCGGCTTCCTGCTGGCGTCTCTAGTCCATGTTGTAGAGATCGGTGTCAAGAACCTGAAGGAGTACGGTCTATCCAAGACGGCCCTCCAGAAGACTTATACTGAGGATGAAGCTTGGGTGAAGAACAACGCCACTGCTGTACGTACGGCTTTCTCGAAGACTGACGCTGCCCTGGATACCATTCCCGGGATCCCGGCTATTGTGGCTGGTCTGAAGAGCGACGTCGTCGACCTGCGTTCTCGTGTACCCGCCATTGACATCACTGCCATTGAGAACGTTGTTCGGGGTTACTTGGACAAAGATAAGAAGCCGGCAGTGGCAGTCGCTCCATTCACGCCTACTGCTACCGTCCTGGCCGAAACTCGTCAAAACGAATCAGCTGTTGGAGACGTTGCCGTTCCGCCACATGCGCCCGATGGCATAACCACCGGCGTCTAAGTTCTTCACCAATCTAGGGTAGCTCAATGGTAGAGCGCTCGCCTGTTAAGCGAGAGGTTGTTGGTTCGATCCCAACCCCTGGAGCGTAGGTCTACTGCCACTCAACAGCCAGATGCTGATTGGTAGGCCCGCAAGCGGGGACTGGTCTGGAACTTCAGTCCCCGTGAGGGTTCTCTCAAGGAGGAATTATGACTGAATTCGTTGATCTTCAACTAGCCAAGAGACTGCGTGACGAGGATCATTTCCTGTCTGGTTGTCTCGATGTGACACGACCTGGGACTACGGCTGATCTTATATGGGAGAGGCGTACCGAAATTCGTAGCCACTTCGCTGAAGGCAACATCCAGGGGGAGCTACTCGTATGCCCCTCATAGAATTACACACGACCATCGGTCTCCTTGCCGCTGCTCTCAAGACGGACTGAGGGGAAAGCGTGAACGACAATGACTACCGAGACGGCTGGACGCCAGAGGTGCGAGCACACCTGCTCGACAATATCGAGAGCCTTCGCCGCGAGATGACCTCCATAATGAACGAGCGAGACCGACGGTACACGGAGCGCTCAAGCCAGCAGGACAAGGCCGTGGTCGACGCCCTTGCTGCCGCCGAGAAAGCGGTCAACGCGGCGCTGGTGGCGGCTGACAAGGCTGTGAACAAGGAGGAGACCAACGCCCAGGTGTGGCGTAACAGTGCCAACGAGTGGCGCCAAGCGATGAACGACCGGGAGACCAGGTTCCTCGGTAAGGATGAGGCGGCTCTGATGGTGCAGGGCATCACTGATCGGGTAACCAAGATAGAGAAGGCGGGCGCCACGGCTGTAGGGCGCCAGGAGGGCATCTCATCGGCAGAGGCAGTCCAGATCCGACAGCGGACCGACCGGACGAACCAGACGATGGTCCTGCTGTTCGCGATGTCCACGCTCGTGGGGATCGTCGCCGTCATCTTGTCTATCGTGCTCAAGACCTAGAAACGACTCCTCGTGCCATTTCTGCCGCTCCCGCCTCCCGATTGTGAGGGGGCTTACACCGAATACCAGGTGGTTAAGATCTTTGGTGATCTCCTACCGGAGTTCCATCGCTGGATGGTTGGACAGACAATGCCCATCTGTAATGGCCGGCGGTGGGATCCTTTTAACCAGAAGTACCAGCAGGCATGCGGTGGCATCTCTCACGGTCCTTGTTACTACGATTGTGACGTAGTCGAATTTGCAGAAGGTAAGGACCGTGGGTTGGAGAACGTACCCGTGACGGACTGGTGATGGCAGATCTTGTCATAGGGGCGCCAGCGCGGCGTCGGGAGTGGATTATCGAGCCGTACCTTGAGCACGTCATGGAGGCTTGTGGTCAGGCGCACGTGGAACCCGAGTTCGTTTTTGTCGTACCGAAAGACGATCCCACAATCGACCTTATCCGGTCTCGTATGTCCGAGCCGTTTGCTGGTGGCGCAAAGGTGGACTTCATCTTGACCGATGAAGAGCCGGCGCCTCATGACAAACGAACGTGGGGACCAGTCAGGCTGAGGCTCATGGTTGACCTCAGGAACCGGCTGCTGAGGCGCGTGAGGCAGTTGGCGCCTTTGGCGTTCCTCTCCCTAGATACGGACATCCTTATCGCTCCTGGGGCAATCCAGGCGGCGTTGGAGGGACTACAGTGCTATAGGGGTACGGACGTGTCTGGCAAACCCTGGCAGTATGACGCCGTGGGGATGCGGACCTACATGAGCATCTTGGGAAATCAATTCCCCTCCCAGGGGCAGCTCGTGAACAACCATTTGATGAACCGGACAGATTGGATAAAGGGTACACACCCTGCTGACGTGATTATGGCGGCCAAGCTGATGGGCCCAGCGGCGTACAAAGTGGATTACGAGTTTCACACTGAAGGTGAAGACGTCGGTTGGTCAGTTGCTTGTGCCCGGTTTGGAGTTAAGCTGGGTTACTGTGCTGATGCTAAAGCTAAGCATGTCATGCGTCCCATAGACCTTACTGCACTCGATGAGAGGGTTGGGTTCTGATGGAGGAAGAAACCAGGATCCATATGGTACCGGACAAGCCGCCGCCCGATGGCTGGGTATTCGGGCATCGAGTTGCTCTCCCAGACGGTAATGAGCGAGTGTTGTGGATGAGCCCCGACAAGTCGCAACATATATGGATAAGATCTCAGGCCGTACCTCAACATCGCACGGTCACTGAATGGATCAACGATATGCCATGAGCATCGGCGTTGTCGTTGTCGCGTATCACGACATGAGCGATCTGCGCGGGTTCCTCGAATCCTTTCAGTCCTTTCGTTCTCAGGTCGAGACTTCTCTGGTGATATCGTTGGTTGATACCAATGAGGCCGAATGCAGGATAGTAGATAATCTGATTACCAAGTACTGTTCGGGCCAGGTCCAGTGGCGTTCCTTTTCAGAAAATATAGGCTACGCTCGGGCGTGTAATGATGCTGTCGCGCAGTGGGTCGATGATCCTGAGATAACGACGTATGCCCTTTTCAACGCTGACACTGAACTGCGTTCGGGCGTGCTTGACGGTTGTAATGAACTGCTGTGGTCCGATCCGACGTACGGAATCGTCGGTCCCCGCCAGGTGGACCGGAGCGGTTTTCTGACCCACTCCGGGATTGTGGGACCGCCTCCTCGATTTCGTTCCTGGAAAGACTCTGGTAGGGATGGCCGATGGAGTGATACCCTGACCGATGCCTGGAGTGTTGTCGGGTCGGCTTACTTTGTGAAGGCGCCTGTCTGGTGGGAGCTGGCTCATTGTCCGATCTATCGGGAAGTGGACCCCACTTCGGAGGGAGCCTTTCTGGTCACCGATCTCTACTTTGAGGACGAGTGGTGCAGCCGGCATGCTGTTGCGCATGGGTACAAGGTCGTTTTTGCCGGAGGTTTTACGATGATGCACACCCAAGGCGGAGCCTCCCCGGATAGGACTCAGGTGATACAGAAGATGAAAAAGTCGCAAGTGATATACGAGAACGCTTGTGCTGTGCATGAGATTGTGAGTGGAAAATGATGAAAGATGTTGCCGAAGGCGTAAAACCCCAAAAAAAACCCGGCTGGAGGGCTCCGGGGGCGGTCTTGGCTGTTGTCGTTTCTTACGGGAACCCCGAACTGACTCTTAATGCCGTGAACGCGTTGGTTCGGCAGCGTGGTGTCAACATTCGAATTGTTGTGTGGGACAATTTCTACGCTGACGATACCCGAGATACCTTGGCAACCAAACTTCCAATCCGGGTTACTTTGCATTGTTCTCCCAATATCCTGTGGTCGCCGGCTATCAATGCGGCCGTCAAACAGCATTGGGATGGCGAGGACTTTCTCCTTTTTCAGAACAACGATTTAACTTTGCCCGCACCGAATGGCGTGAGAACATTGAAGAGTGTTTTTGAGCTGTACCCTGATGCCGGAATAGTAGCGCCTATGACACCAGCCCTGGGTGGCCCCCAGGATCCGTTGCAATGCACAGATCGGTCGAAGCCGATTAGGACCGCCTTTGTCTTGGGTGCCTGCACTATGGTGCCGTACAAGGTTTGGACTGAGGTCGGACCTTTAGATCCTGAGATGCCGCTTGGTGCTGACGATCACGACTACTGCATACGCGTCAAACACGCTGGTTACAGTATTTGGGTGGATCCCCGGGTGGGGGCCGGGCACAAGGGACACGCCTCGGGGTTTTCTGATACGTGGGAGAAGTACGGGGGTCAGAGCTGGGCCCGGTTCAACGAGAAGTGGGGTGGCTACTACGCCACAGATGAAGAGGCTTGTCGTGCCCACTGGGACGGTATCTACGTGCCTGGGTTTGAAAAGGGTACGGGATGGACGGAAGCAAAGTACAAGGAGAGGACGAATTGACGCATCCCATGAGGGCGCCCATCACTGTCATAACCGCAACCATCCCCGGTCGAGAGGAGCGGTTATCCCAAACGGTCAAGAGCGTTTATGCTCAAACCATTGAGGTTGAGTCCCAATTAATTATGGCACAGTCATGCAGCGAAGGTTTCCCCGGGCCGGCGCATTGCGCTATGCAACAAAACGCCTTGCTTGCAGCTGTCACGACGACCTGGGTAATGCGGCTTGCCGACGACGACCTTTTACTTCGGCACCATATATCTACACTGCTTCCCTTTCTGACTGATGAGTTCGATGTTGTCTATAGTTGGGATGCTACTGGGAACCGACCACGGGAAGACTGTACGAACTGGAGCCGAGAGGAACTCATCGCTCAGTTCGCTGTCCGTAATTGGATCGATGCCAGTGCTGTTGCCTTCCGGATGAACCTGCTCCGACGCGTTGGCGGGTGGCCGACGAATTACGAAGGGACGCCGCCTTTTCAGGGGCATTTTCTTGGCATAGAGGCTACTTGTGAAGATCACGGTGGTTTTTACCTTCTAGCCCGAGCGGGCGCCCGGTTCCGCTGTGTCCCCGAGGAGACTTGGCAATATCAGGCGGGAGCATGGGATCGTATCTCTAACGGGAACGTTCGATGACGCGACACGTTTATGGACTAATGGTCACCGGCAACGAAGCTGGCAGGTATCTTCGCTCTGCCATCAGGAACGCTCTATTGACCGTGGACGTCCTTTTTGTCTATGATGACCAGAGCGACGATGGCAGCGCCGAGATAGTCCAGTCGTTCAACCCCAACACCACGGTCTATCAGCGCCGGCCGGATGACGTGCCGAGCTTCCTTGAGCACGAGGGACAGTTTCGCCAGGCGAGTTGGGCAGCCTTTGAACGGTACATTCAGCCTACAACCAACGACTGGATCATTGGCATTGACAGCGACGAGGTGTTGGTCGGGGCGACCGAATGCCGTCCCTGCGAGCTAAAACTGGTGTTAGATCGAGCTGAGGGTCATGATGCTGTTCTGTTGCCCAGGCCCGAGGTCTGGGGTTATGACCATGACGGGTGGCCTCTTGTACGGATGGACGGGATGTGGGGTACTATTAAGTGTACGAGGCTGTTCAAGTACCGCCCGGGTGGGAAAATTCGCAACGTTCCCATGGGTTGTGGTTCTGAACCCGAAGGCTTTTGTAAGAGCCTGAGTATGTACACTGGAGGCTTGGAGCTGCTCCACTATGGGTACGCCGAAGCCGACACTGATCGTGTGGAAAAGTTTATACGTTATACGTCCCACCCCATTGGACACAACCCGGCGCATATTCAGTCAATCCTGGCTTCTCCTACTGTGGAGAGGTGGGGGGGTCTCATTCCGCCTAACATGACACGTGGTGACGTGTAAACGTAGTGGTTACACTTTTTTTGATTACCTCAACCTAGGAGAAAAATGCCAGAAGTAGAAGATATACGAGAAGACATACCAGCCGAGGGCGAGCGCCCGCCAGTGCCCGAGGGATGGGTTGGGCTCCAGTCCATGCCGGTCACTAAGGCCAACGAGCGAAAGTTGGCAGACCTTCATGCTAGCAACGCGACCCTGCTAGAGCGTGTCCTAAAGTTGAACGCTCGTCCGACGTCCATGGGTGTGATGGCGTGTCGAGTGAAAGCCCTATTGACTCTCTCTCCGGACGAAGGCGAGAGTCGCTCCGCGGTAGAGGATGTGTCTCCTACTCAGGTTGTGATGAACGCCCTCGAAGGGTTGGTCATCATGGGCGTAGGTGGGGATCCCGGACGCCAACAGGCATTCGAACTGGCGTTCGAGGAGGAGATGAAAGCCCTGTTGATCGAGACAGAACACCAGGTCAACGCTGCTGTGCTGGCAGGTAACGGGCCCAGGCAGACAGCCGGCGGGCTGGTGCTGCCCTAGGGTATACTGGCAGCATGTGGGACAACACGGTGAGGCAGACTCCTCGTAAGGAGTTGCTGAAGATAGAGGTGCCCTGGCCAAGGACGGGTTCTTGCTACCTGTGTGGTGAGGAAATGGATCACCAGACGTCCCTCCTTTTAGAACCCACCCTGCCGGCCCACCGGCAGGTCTTGGGGTATTCAGGGATCGCTATCCATCTGCATTGTCTGTATGACGTTTCCAGGGATATACCAGGGGACGGTACGCCGGTTAGGTCGTCCTGGATTCAGACGAGCGAGTGGTCGAGCCCTCCTTTTGAGATCGGATCGGGGGATGTGCATGCGTTGGTTTTGGGTCGTGACGGTTCAGGGTCGAGGGGTGGGTTAGGGTTCGAGTTAGGGTTCGACAAGTTCGGAGTGTTCGAAGGACCCCTCCAGGCGGAGTACCGGAAGGGTTGTCTGTGGTGTTGTGGCAACGGACACGCTCCCGGTGTGGTCCTCAACTTTCCCCTGTCGCCACCTGCCCAGCGCTTTAGGTTGATACACACGCCTTGTATCGAGGAGATCTACAATGGGGTATATGCTCCGTACGACGGTGGGGTGCCCGTCCCCGACCCTGAACCTTTGTTGCGCGGGTTGTCCGAGCTTTTGCAACTGACTTGACTTCTTTGGAGAGAAGGAGTACCATATTCACCGTGATGGTAATTCACCGTGATGGTAAATAACGCTTTTTTAGTAAATAACCCGGAAAGGGGTTCTAGTGCTTGATATCCAAAGCCGTGAAAAGACCGATAATAGTTGGAGTGCATGGATACCGGAAGGAGACATGTTCGTGGCCATAGCGCTTCGGCAGCTCGTTCGGGCGTTAGAGGACAGTTGTACGGAGCCCGTCTGTGCCATTACTGTTCGTTGGGCTGACAATGACAAGACGCAGTTTATTCTGGACGCCTGATGTTCAAGCTTGTCTTGAATAAGCCAGAAAACGATAATTACGCCGCTGTCGTTGTACGCTTGAAGGCGGTCGTTGACCTTCCCAAGCGTGACCTGATTGTGGGCACCCCTCTGCTGGGGTGTCTACAGGCCATCGTGAGCAAGGGGGCCAAGGTGGGTGACATTGGCATCGTCTTTCCTCCCGAGACCCAGCTTGATCCCGAGTACTTACGGGAAAACAATCTTTATAGACACGGCGAACTGAACAAGGCTCCCGAGTCCAAGGGCTACTTCGAGGACAACGGACGAGTCAAGGCGATGAAGTTTGCCGGCAACCGGTCGGACTGTCTCTTCATGTCTCTGGACAGTTTGGCGTACACAGGAGCGGACCTTTCAGCCCTCAAAGAGGGGGACATCTTTGACGTCCTTGAAGGCCACCACCTTTGCAAGAAGTACGTGAAGAAGGTCAAGGTTCCTGGTTCGGGTGCCATCAAGGCACCGAAGTTCAAGCGGGTTAACCCGCAATTTTTTCCGCCCCACATCGATACGGATAATTATTTTCGAAACTCCCATTTGATTGGTCCCAATGAAATAGTGTACGTGACCCAGAAGGTGCACGGTACCTCTATCCGGATCTCCCACTCCCGGGTGGCACGCAAGCTGACCCTGCGGGAGCGCATTGTGAGCCGGCTGGGTGTAAACGTTGTGGATACAGAATTTGCCAACATTTACGGCAGTCGGACACAGGTCAAGGATGCCAATAACCCGAACCAGATCGACTGGTACGACCGCGATCTCTGGTCACAAGAAGGTAAAAAGCTCGACGGCATCGTGCCTTCTGAGTATATTCTCTACGGCGAACTGGTCGGTTACGTCAGTCCTGGCCGCCCTATCCAACCGAAGTACACCTATGAGATTCCTGACGGTGAATGCCGGCTGATGGTCTACCGGATTGCTCATGTGAACCCTCAGGGGCTCGTTACGGACCTTAGCTGGCCGCAGGTGCTGGTTGCCTGTGCTCAGTGGGGTCTGACGCCTGTCGTGGAGCTGATGAGGGGTTTTCACCAGGACTTCCAGAATGAGCATTGGAGCCTGACCGTTCCTGGTGCCCACGCTGCCCCATCCGCACAGGGTGCTCTTGGTTGGTTAGACAAGCGTTTCGCTGACCTTGATTTCACTGGTGCACTCCCTCTGGGCCCGGACAAGAAGCTGGTTGACGAGGGTATTGTGATTCGCGCCGATAACGGCTTCCGTCCTACCTTGCTCAAGGCAAAGAGCCCGGTGTTCCTAAGCTGGGAGACTCGTCAATTGGATGAGGAAGCGCCGGATCTGGAGGCGGATCAGGATGTTGTCCCATGACCAGGAGCTTGCCCTGTTGGGTAAGCAGGTAGAGGCTGTCCTCGACTTTGGGGATGTCTGGGTTGCGGGGACGGAGTTCGGTGACGCCGTGCTTCTTCGAAAAGACCCAGAGGTCGTTGCCCGAGGTCAGCTGATGTGTTTTGATGACGGTGGTGGGATTGTGCTGCTGGACGACAATGGGTTTCTTGCGTTCTGTTGGCCACGACTTAGGATGCGTTCCCGTGGCTAAGGATGACCTTGTAACGATCCCGTACGATGACCTGCAGTTGGTTTTGGCTTGCATATCAACTGAGCAGTTGGGATACGTTGTTGGGCTTAGGGACGCCGTAAAGCGTCTATACAGAGCTGTACCGTTATCGCAACGATGACGAGTAATGGGTGTGCCCTCGCCGACAATAAGGCATGGGCAATCAGTCGGATCTTGAAGATACGCTCGACGAACAGCTACGGGGTGGCGATGCCATCCCGCATGATTACGTTCGTCAGTTCCAATTCGCAAAGAATATAGGTCGTAAGTGGAAGTCCGACTTTGCCTGGGTGGATCAGAAGCTCCTTGTTGAGGTGGATGGCGGGACGTGGAACGGCGGTCGTCACACAACTGGTGCTGGTTACCATGAGGATAGCATTAAACTCAACACGGCCACCTTGCTAGGTTTTTATCAGCTTCGTGGGGACTCTAATATGGTTAAAGACCGTAGCCTTTTGGCCATGATTATCCAGTTCTTCGAAAACCTTGCCGTATTCTGACCCTGTAGTGGTTCTATGACCAGGAGAAACACCGGAGACGCCCCGCCTCGGTCAGACAAACCACCCTCACTGGGACAGTACATCCTTGGTCACAATCTCTCTGGTCCGTACCCCTATCACTGGGCGACCTTTATTTGTGGGTTCCCGCTCAAATGGTGGTGCCGGACAGTTTGGTGTCGCCTGAGAGGGCACCGCTGGCGCCAGACCATGAAGGGTATATACACAGAGGGTGATCACGAGAAGATCTACGGTCGCCAGTGTCTTCGTTGTTGGCTATCCGAGGACTGTCCTTGTTTGGGGTGTATACACATCCGCGTTGGTCACTCTTCGGACACGTAGCGCTCCCGGCACAGCCGCCTCTGCGCCTCCCTGCGCCTGTTGGGGATGGTTGATGCACGAAGATGAGTGAACGGGTTCATGCGTCCCCTGACGTCCGCCAGCGTCAATCGTGGAGTCAACCTGTTCGGTACCCGTTTAGGTTGAGCCATATCGTTGCCTCCGATGAAGTGATCGGCGTTCTGATCCATTCGCCGTTTAGAGTATACCACTTGTGAGTGTCATTGTCTCTGAAGAGTCTTTCTTCTCGATTGGTGTGATGTTGCCAGATGTCATTGGGTTGCACGAAAACCTCCGAGGTGTAAACATAGTGGATACAGTTTTTTTCTTCATTCTGTCGATAACATATGGCAGACGGTAACCCTTATGTTCGGGTTGCTGGAGTTTGTATTGTAACTGCCCAGGTGGCTCCCGAAAAGGTGCTATAATCGCAGGTGAAGGGAGTTATTTATGTCCACAAATGCAAATGCTGTTGTTGAAGACGGGATCCCGGTTAAGATGCCTTCCGGTGCGGTATATCTTGTGCTAACGCAAGGCGAAGCCGAGGGGCTTACTGAACGAGTTAAGGCGTATACGGACGCGTTTCATTTCTCCAACGTGTCTGATCTGGCCAGTCTGGACCTTATTCTCCAATTGGAGACGTTGACCACAAGGTGGACTACTTACCTTAGTTTGGAAAAGGATTACGATAACAACACCCTGCTCAACGCTGGTTCTCTTCGGCGGGAATTGGCCAACGTGTCAACTGAGTTGCGTCAGCTGAAGGAATCGGTGGGGGTCAACAAGAAAACACGGGATGCGGATGCAGCGACAGACGTAGCGTCCTACCTGGAAGGACTGCGTATGAGGGCCCGGGAGTTTGGCATAATGCGCGACATGCAGTGTGCAAAAGCCGTGGAACTGGCTCAAGATCTCGTCGCCATGTACGAGTTGTGGTTGCGTTGCGATGAACAGGAGCGTCAGACGAACCACGCTACTCCTGAGGACGTTCTCCAGTGGATCGGAGAGTTCTTTATCCCGCAGTTCCAGGCAGTGGATGAGCATTTCAGAAACGTGAACCAGCGCGCCTGGATCCAAACGGGTGGTGTGTGATGGCTTTTAAGAAAAGTGACGAGCCGGCGAAGACCGTCAGGCCGATGCCGAGCGGTGTTCCCGCCTACCGCGTGAACGTATGGGTGAGAGTAACTGGTGTTGCCAGTGCTGCCGATGCCGAACAGAAGGTGATAGACCTGCTATACCCGCTCCCCTGGGTCGCCGGTGTGCGTTCGACGACAGAGGACCGGGAGAAATCTTGAGTGAGACCACCAAGACCTTTGTTGGAGGGCATGATAGGGTCAAGAAGACAGACATATCTGAAATCGTTGAAATGAACAGGGGAGTTAAGCGGCTCCCCTGGGAGCGACGTGCGGCCCTGATTAGAGCCACTTTCCCAAGTATCGTCGATGTGGACTGGATCTCTGCATTCGACGACATCGACATGATGGGACAGCTCATCCAGGACGTCCTCAAAGTTGACGCTTCAGACCATCACACAGATGGTCCTCGTCCCCATGTTCTAATGGAACAGGGGTTTCCTCGGATGCAACAACTCTTTGGTCAGGACTACTCTGAGCTGCCCTTCACCGAAGCCTTCCGTTCTTTAGCTACTGGCGAGTATGTTGCTAGCGAGAATCCCAAGGAGGCCCGCAGTTGGCATACGTTATCCACGCGGGCGTTGGAATCCAAAATCGGGCTAAGCCACATGCAGGTATTTAGGCTGATGCGTGGTGACCGGCAGCCGTCGCTCAGACAGATGGAGATGATTGCCAAGGCTTTCGGTAAGAAGCCCGGGTGGTTCCTAGATTACCGTATCGGTATCATCATAGCCATAGTGGCGGACCGGATGGTCAAGTCCCCCGAAATGTCCATAAAATATTTCCAGAGGGTGACGGGGGAGCGATGAGTGACGCTGCCTCCATGCGCCTTAGGGATATAGCAAGAAAATCCCTAGCGAAAAAGAAGTTGGACCAAATACGGCTTCGGGGTCAGGGTGTATTCGACGTCGAGACCGTTTTTATCTCCGATCATCCTCCGGATGACCCGAGCATTGAGGCCCTGGTAGACAACTACACACCCCTCTTGCGGGGACTGGCCGAATTGTTGGAGTTGAAATGAGCGTCCTTGAAACACTCACCGACGATGAGCGTTACCTTTTTTCGATTCTCCAGGACCAAAGTGGTGTCGATCAGTCCGAATTCCTCTTCGTAGATCGTCAAAAACCGGACAACTGCTTCCGGGTCCGACCGTATCAGTGGGGTTGGTTCCGGTCCATGGATCCTCAACAGGTTGAATTGAGCAGTCGTACCGTGGGCAAGTCTCTCGGTATCCAGCTTCGCGCTGTGGCACACGTGCTGATTAATTTCGGCGCTGACATGGGCATAACCGCTCCTGAGCTGAACCACCTCGAACCAATCCTGCAAGCCATTGAAGACAGGCTTCTTTCTTGTCGGCTGACAAGAGAGATGCTGCCCAAGGGGCGTTTCTCGGCTACTGGTGGTGGAACCCGTTCGATCAGTCACCATCCCTTCATGCTCTCGACGGTGCTCAACACTCGTATTCTCGGCCGGCTGCCCCAGAGGGATGGTCACGGCGTAAAAGGGCTGCACGTCAAGTGGCTGGAGCTGGACGAAGCGCAGGACTACCCCGACAGAGGCTATCGAGAACTGATTGAAACGTGTACCGGTGAGGGGACCATCTGGCGTACGCATGGCGTGTCCAGTGGTGTGGGTGGGTGGTTCTACGACATATCCAAGCAGGCCGTTGATACACCTCCTCTACGTGAGACGCCCAAGAAGAGTGATGCTGACTGGACGATTCACCGACTTGTTGCGCAGTGCCGACCTGACTGGACGGACATGGAACGTCAGGGAAAGATTGACAAGTACGGATCTCGGGATGATCCTGACTATGGACGTAACGTCTTGGGGCTACCGGGGCCCGCAGAGAACATTATCTTTGTTCTTCGTCGACTTGTCAAGTGCACCGACGACGTCCCGGATAGTCCCTATAACCAGGACGAATACGCTCACATTACGATACGCGATGCTGACATGCAACGAGAGGGTGTCTCCATCCTCGACTTTATTCAGCTGCCGGTATCTCACCAGGTTTACGGGAACATTTACATCGGTATGGACGTCGGCTATGTCAACGACCCTTCCGAGATTTTGGTCTTTACCGACTACCTGCCGAGTGTTGCTGAGCTGAGGAAGTGTCGGGAGGATCACAAGGCTGTTCCCAAGCACTCGGATGGTGATGAGGCGGGGAAGCGCCGGTTCAAGTTGTTGACAAGGATCTCTCTCGTTCGTATTCCGTCGCCAGACCAGATGGAGGTCATGCTCTACCTCATCGACTTCTACAAACCCGTGGCCTTTGCCATGGACAAGACGGGCAACGGGTTGCCGTTGTACCAGGATGTTACCCGGGAGCTGGAGAACAAAGTCAACCAGACCCGGTCGGCACAGGCTCGTTATGCCCTCAGCATCATGAAGGGCTATAATTTCTCCGAAAACGTGCTGGTGGAGATAGACCCCGCTCAAGAACTTGCGCCAGGGTTGACCATAGACGAAAAAGCCGACGAGGCTGGTATCTTCCGGAAGGTCATCGAGGTGTCTACGGATGCCCTGCGAGACCTAGTCGACAACGAACGTATGTGGTTGCCGTGGGACCGAGAGCTCATAGGGCAGTTCAACGGGCAGACCTTCCACTACTCAAAGGTCACTACTGACGCCTATGGCCGGCGCCGGCTGTTTAGTCAGGGTGACTTCCACTGTCTGGATGCAGCCCGGATGGCTGCCCTGGCTCACAAGCAGCGCCAGATTGAAGAGCTGTTGGCTACCCGTGAGGCGCCACGTAAGCCCGTCTTGGACGTTTTCCGAGTGATGCCTTCTATGAGTTCCCGTCAGGGTGCAGGTTGGTGACCAAGTAACAACCCGTCGCAAGCCGATAGAACTCTTGTGACCCCCGACGAACCTCTTTTTGCTGCTCTTTCCGGTCTTGATCCTCAACCATCCCGCGATTGGCTGGATGCAATGAAGGACGAGATTATGGGATATGCCACAGAATTGAAAGACCTGAATACAATGCCGTCCGATGAGGCCATGCAGTGGATATCTGCCATATCCGCCCGTGTGCACGAGATGATCATGGAAACCCTCAGGTCAGACGGCCGTCAGGCGACGAAGTGGCGTATTGATGGGTTGCTTACAACTCGTGACGAGTTGCGTTTTCAGTTCGAAGTTAGCAGCCGGCGTGTGACTTTGATGAAAATAGAGGCGGACCAACTAAGAGGCGAGGCATACTGATGGCAAAGAACCAGGCTCTCATCAATGACCCAGTTACCATTCGTCCGGTTGGTCCCGTACCTCCGATGACGGCTTCCAGCAAGCTTGGCCGGGCCATTCCCACTCGTCCTCGGACTCGCAGAGCGCCCAGGATCAAGAAGGACGCCCAGCTGACAGCCAGTTCTAACTCCGAAGACGTGGAGATTTGGCAGTCTTCTGATGGACGGATGGGGGCGGCAGTTATCAACCGGTCTGGTATCCCTACTCGCCAAGTGTTGGGCGGACAGTTTGAAGATCCATCGGTTAAACCCCTGATGGACGCCATGGTGACGTGGACGCACAACGTGCAAGGTGGACGGGGTGGTAGGGGTCGGCAGGGCAACTTGTACGAACGAGATCTGTTTGTCGTAGAGGACTCGTTCTTTGAACAGGTGGCGGCGGCGTACAACGCTGCTGACGATGATGTGGTGGGCGCATATCTGTCGTCCTCCGAGGCACTGGCTTTCGGTAATATCAAGATCGAATGTGACGATGAGGACGAAGAGAACATCTGGGAACAAATCACCGACAAGATCGACCTTTCTTCTCGTATGCGTGAGATCTGGCATGAGCTGGCTATAACGGGTCAGGCTTATATTGCTTCTTGGTATGGGACGCAGTCTTTCAAGGTGCAGGGCAAGAATACCGGGACTGGTGTCAAGCGCAAGAAACCTTTCAACAACCTGACGGTTCCACTGGGACTTACTGTTCTGGACCCATTCAAGGTGATTGCGACTGGGAACTTCTTGTTTAATCAGGAAACTCTAGTGTATATTGCGGATCCGACAGAGAAGGACGTCATCGACTCCTGGTTGCTGGGTGATAATGCTTCTGGCGCTGACCCCATCATTCAGCGTCTGATCGTGGCCAAGTACGAACCTGACTATCGTGACCGTAAAGAGCTGGTCAACATTGGTGGAGGTGGCTACAGCGTTGACCCCAACCGTCTGTACGTTTTGAATCCGAAGTACGTTTGGCGCCACACACTGACCCGGCCGGCTTATTCTCGGTTCGCTCCTGTTCCGATGCGTCGCATCTTTGAGCTGCTTGACCTGAAACGGCAGCTCAAGGCCGCTGACAGAGCAGCCCTTATTGGGGTGGCGCAGTTTATTATCTTGATCACCAAGGGTACCGACAAGCATCCGGCGGACCAGTACGAGATCGATTTCTTGCAAACTCAGGCTTCCACCATGGGAGGTTCTCCTGTGTTGATCGGTGATCACCGGCTGCACGTAGAAATTATCACTCCTAAGACTGAGCATATCATTGACGAGGGTCGCTACGGAGTGCTGAACCTGGCCATCCAGGGTTCTCTCTATGGGATGTTCATGACGACCCACGCCGGCAGAGACGATAGCTTGAAGCTTGCCCGGGTGGTTGCTCGTGGATTGGAGTCTCGTCGGGACATGCAACGTATGTCGCTTATGGACAACGTGTTCACGCCAATCTACGAGTTGAATGATTCTTTGACGGCGCTGCCAAGGATGGCTTTTCACCCCAAGAGAATTGCTCTGGACTTTGACCCGTCGCTGGCCACATACCTGCTTGACCTGCGTGACCGTGGCGATTTGTCTCGTAAGTCGACCCTGGCGGAAGTGGATTACGATGAAGCTGACGAGGCTAAACTTCGCCAGATGGAGATTGCCAAGTACGACAAGTTCTTCCAGCCTCCGGTAGCTACGCTAGCTCCTGCTAACAGCACAGCTCCCAAGCCTGGAGGTCCGGCGCCTGGGTCTCCAAGTGATCCTAAAGTCGCTGGTAGGAGTCAAGGAGGCAATCATGACCATGGAGGCAACGGGGGCAAAGCCCGTGGTGCTGGTCAAGCGCCGATCAGCGGGACGCCCAAAGATGCCCACGGTGGGACCTCTACTCCTCCCGGCTCGTCCGCCGTAAAGGGGATAAGGTCTCGCCCTAGGCTGGAGAAACATGGTCAAACGTCCGAGCTTGAGGATTCTGAATCGGCCGAGCTGGAGGATTCTGAACCAGCTAACGACGACTGATGATCTTTGTCCTACCACTGGTTGTCTTCGGGGCGATGGCGTTTCAGGACGTCTTCAGCACGGCGAAGATAGAGTTGCTTGAGCAGCGTCATCCCTGGTTGGCAGGCATGGCGGATGGTTTCGCCGATGTTGGAGGTGCTCTCTCGGTTGGTATTGGTGGGGCGTCCATTTTGCGTTACGGCTTTAGTCCAGAGACTCTTTTGATCATGCTGGCTTTATGGTCGGCGTCTGTGGTCGGGGCCCGGATTGGTTACTGGTTGACCAATCGCAACCGTATTGACACAGAGCCTCCAATTACGCTAATCTAAATGGTATGCCCTGCGTAGAGGAACTTTTACGAGACAACGTCGAATGGGCAGATGACTATGAGTAACATGTTGCCCATGGACCAAGACATCTTCGTGAAACGCACCGATCCCGTCTACATGGCTCATGCCTATCTCACCAAAGTCCCCCTTGCTGCGATCGAGCCGTTCATCACGCGCTTCACCGAACCTGGCGCAACCGTTGTGGACCCCTTCGCCGGCTCTGGCATGACCGGCGTCGCCGCCGCGATCCTTGGACGCTCCGCACGTCTGTTCGATATCAGTGTCCTCGGTCAGCACATCGGCCGCAACTACCTCAATGTCGTCGATCCCGACAACCTCACCAAGGCTGCTTCCAGAGCCGTCCACGAAGCCACCCAGCTTGTCGGGGACCTCTATTCAATAAGCTGCTCCCGTTGCGCCTCTCAGGCCGCCACACTCACCAAGACCACTTGGAGCGTGGTACTGCGCTGCCCTCAATGTGAAACGCCCGTCAACTACTACCGCGCCCTCCAAGCCGCTGCCTGGGACAAGTCCCGTACTCTCTGTTCGACTTGCCACTCGAATCTCAGCACAAAAGCGCCCCGAGTCGCGGAGGAACCCGTTCTCGACTCGATCACTTGTCCCTGCTCATCTGTTCAGATCGACCAACCCCCCGACCTGAATTGCCCCGAAGCCCCGGCACTGGATATCAGCCCCCCCTCCGTAGACATCCCTGCCGATCGTCAGATGTACCAGGCCTCAGCCTTGGGCAAGCATGGCCTCACCACCGTCGCTTCTTTTTACAGTCCTCGAAATATCGCTGTCCTAACCGCCCTCCGCCACGTAATCGGCGCCATCGATGACGAGCCGCTCCGTAACAAGCTGACCTTCGTCTTCACTTCCATCCTCACACGCGCATCGAAACGATACCAGTGGTCACACAAGCGTCCCCTCAATGCAGCCAACGCGAACTATTACGTCGCTCCTGTCTTCTACGAGTGGAACGTGTTCGATCTATTCCTTCGCAAAGTTGATGCCGCTATCAGCTCTGACCAGTGGCTTCTTGATCGCCACCTCACGGAGACCGGCACGCCGACCTTAGCCCCTGATGTCACATACAGTCTTGCTAGCGCCGATCGTCTTCCTCTCCCTGATAACAGCGTCGACTACGTATTTACCGACCCTCCCTTTGGCTCCAACCTCTTCTACGCCGACATGGCACTGTTCCAGGAGGCCTGGCTGGGCCGCTTTACCGACCACACACTCGAAGCGGTCATCGACCGTGGCAATCGAAAGAAACGGGACGGCGACCGATACGAGCGCTTACTGACGGCTGCGCTGAACGAGTGCCGACGCGTCCTTCGCCCTGGTGGCTACATAACTATGGTCTTTGGTAACTCGTCGGGGCACGTGTGGCATCTGGTGCAACGTGCCGTCAGCGCCGCTGGCCTCACAATTGACCCCGACTCCATCGTCATCCTTAACAAGGGCCAACGCTCCGTCAAAGGTTTGGCCTCGGGCTTCGAAAATGTGGTCACTACGGACCTCATTCTCTCTATGCGACCAGCCCAACCGGCTGACCCCTCAGCTGTGCACATCCCCGCGTCCACTGAAGTCGATTCCGTCATCGCGACCCTCCTACAAACCCACCGTGCTGATACTCCCAGTCATCTCTACCTCGAACTCCTCCGACGTGGTATTGCCTCCGGCTGGGATTTGTCCGCTCTCGACCTCCGGCTAATCACAACCGCCGTCCGGGAACACGGTTGGGCTGTCAATCCCGCAACGGGTCACCTTGAGCGCAACCGTCCCTACTAGAAGCCACCGGTCCTCTGCGGAACCTGCTCAGGCCCCGTCTTGTACCGTCTACCCCGTGGGCGCTGACCAAGGCCATCCGTGGCCTGGTAGTCACCTGCCCGCTTAGGAACCCGAGGCTTGCCAAGTATCTCCCAACGAGGTTCATACCTGCCCCGTGCCGTTGCTCCTGTTAGCCGAGTTCACTCTCGGGGCCCCACGAGGCGTCACTCTGGTTTTTAGCAAGTTAGGTAGTCTGGTTGGTCGAACACATTATTGATGACCAATATCGTCCTTGAAGGTAAACGCGGCATCGTTGTCGCCTCTCAGGCCCGGGTTGTGGAAGAGGGCCGAGAACTCGCGTGGGCTGAGCCGTTTGTACGGCGGGCACCCGACGTCAAATGGTTGATCGGGAATTACGTCCAAGCATCCACAGAAACGGCATCTCGACCAAACAGCAATGGTCATATTTTTCCGCTTGCTGATCTGCGGGACGCTGTTCAAGATATCCCCAATCGCCCGCTTAACTACCTCCACATCCCTAACCGCCGCATCGGTTGTTTCACTGCGGCTGAGTTTGTGTGGCCCATGGGGGAACCCTCGGCAGAGGCTGCCGGCGTAGAAGAGCCGCCCATTATTGAGGTGCTAGCTGCGTTCTGGAGTTACTACGACGAGGGGCTCTGGCCTTCCATCGAGATGGCCCACAGAGACGGACGTCTATGGTTCTCCATGGAAGCTGTACCTGAGAGCTTGACATGTATGGCGGAGAGCTGTGGGAAGTCCTTTACCTATGATGGTCCTGGCAGCTTGACCTACTGTGCTCACTTGCAGAGACCACGTTCGCAAAAGACACTTCACAAGCCTCGTTTCACTGGTGGCGCCTTGATTGTTCCGCCAGTTCGTCCTGGTTGGGTTAACGCCAACATCAAGGAAGTGACTCAGTTGCTTGAACAGGACCTTCAACTGACCGATAGGTTATATAAGGAAGTAGCGGCAGAGTCGCCGCAGCTCGAAACGACTGAGATCGAAAATATCGTAACGATTTTACTTCACGCAGGAGGATGACATGCCCTTGACTAAGCCAGAGTGGGAAAAAGCCATGGACATGGTTCAGGCTGCCCTCATTACGGAAATTCCCGCTGACGGTGGCTGGCAGGTGAAGCCCCCTCTGCACTACACGAAGAACACCAACTCCGAGGAAATGCCCAACAACCATCCGGCCAATGCCGACACCAGCCATGACGGTGACGAACCCGGTGGGGGTACTGCCGGGGGTGGACTGACGGAAGAGATCCCTGCTGACGGTGGTTTCCAGGTGAGGGGTCCTCTGACATACACGGAGAACAAGGTATCGCAGGAAATGCCTGACGCCCATCCGGCCAAGGCGTCGATTGCTCAGCGAGCTGCTGCCATCTCTAAGGCTGCCGTCGATTTTGGTGTCGATACAGCTACAGCATGGCAGGGTGTGAAGACAAGCGGAACCGGCAACAAGGGTAAGCCTGACATTTCCGGTGACACGGCAAAAGGCTGGTCCAAGGGTAAGCCTCTACCGAGATCAAAGGCTCTCGGGAAGAGTACCGCCGCGGCCGTTCCCGCTAAGAGCAGTGTCTCGTTGGAGCCAGGTGACCCCAAGGGTCTCGCTCATTCCAACCCTACGCCACGTTCTAGCATGGCGAGCGCTTCGGATCCCACTACGGTGGGTCCTTGGGATTCTCCCCAGCTGCCTGATGGGTCATTCTCCCTTGCTCAGCCGGGTGATGTTGCTGCCGCTGTAGGCAAGGTTCAGACAGCCGAGACGACTCTGCCCGCTAGGGCGGGGCACGTACATTTTCAGGAAGTCAAGAACCACATCGCCAAGCGTGCCAACGTTTTGGGTGTGAGTCATCTTGTGCCCCCAGACTGGCAGCTTTCCATGGCTATGGCAGCTTCGCTGGAAATAGCTCGCAAGTTTACAGACGAAGAGCGACAGGCTTTGGCCAAGGATGGCAAGGCCATGCCAGGTGGGGGATACCCCATTAAAGATCTGGAAGATCTTGATAATGCAATACAGGCTTACGGTCGTGAACCTGAAGGTAAACGGGGTGCTCTTAAGTCTCATCTTGCTCGTCAAGCACGTGCACTGAAGGCCGGTAAGAGTGTTTTGGCACGTATTGCCGCTCTCGCTAGTATCGATTCTAAGTAAGGGGATTGACCGATGCCGAAGGATAAGTTAGTGAACAATGCAAAGGCGATCCATGACGTGCTGATGGCGAATATGCCTGATGACGCTGTACATGACGCTAAGACTTGCGTTGTCTGTTCCGTAGAGCCCGAAGGAGGGAAAGTGCCGGACGGTAAAACTTACACCGCCGAAGAGATGCAGGCAGCTCTGGATGTGGCGACCACGCCCCTCCTACAGGAGCTGGCCCGTTTCCAATCGGCTGAAAGTACCGCTGCTATTGATGATGCGGTAGGAGCCGTGAGGGCAGAACTCGAAGTTCGCATTGACGAACTTCAGGCTGAACTCGATCTCACTGTCTTGGGTAAGCAAGCTGCAATTGATGAGTTTGCTAACTTCAAGGCGGACAAGGAAGCCAAGGAGAAGGAAGACGAGGACGCCAAGGGATGGGATGCTAAGAAAGCAGCTCGTACAAAGGACGCCATCGAAATCGCTTCTTTCCCTGAGGACTACGTCGCAGCGAATGCTGACCGCTGGACCGCTCTGACTGACGAGGTTTGGGAAGAGCGCAAAGCCGAGTGGGCTGCAATCGCCCCTATTTCAGGATCGGCCGATCGTCTCGGCGCCTCGATCCCCAAGACGACCGCTCTTGGTTCTCTGACAGCGGCTCGTGAGACGGGACAGACCCGTACCAACACAACCACCAAGCATCGGGCCCTTATGCACGACGTCATGTCGGGCATGCAGCAGGGCTTCGATCCCCGGTCTATCTGAGGAGGGTAGATGGCATCTTACGGACGTAACTTCGAATTCCGCATCCCTCCGAAGCCAGAGGCCAGGGCGGGCCGTTTCATTAGCCCCGCAACTGCACTTTCTGGTTCTGGTAGTGGTGGTGGTTCAGGTGCTGGTGGGTCTCCCACTGGCGCCGTCGGGCTGCTCCCCATAGGCGTTCCTGTCGTAGCGGATCTTACCGCTGGTCAGGACGCTCAGGGTGCTCAGTATGTCAAGCTTGCTACGGCAGGTGAGACCACAACTTCTGTGGGCGTCTTCGGGTTGCTCATGTTCGAATACGGTCCTGCGGCTTTCGCCCTGACCGATCCGTACATGACTACCTATTCCGATCTCGGAATAGTCCCGCCGAACGTTTACTGCCTCGTTATAGCCGGCGATCCGGCAACGAAGATCGTTCTGCGTAACACCTTGGCTTTCTCCTTCTTGGGTCAGCGTAACTACGCTGGTCGGACCATGGTGAACGGTCTCGGTGCTACACCGGATGTCACTGCCGGGGACTATCTGGTCCCGGGTGCTGGCGACGATGCCGATGGCTACTGGGAATCAACCGGTACTGCCGCAGGCGCATGGGCTGTCATTACTCACGTAGATTCTGCAAGGGCCGAAGTCGAAGCTCGGCTGCTCTTCTGAAAGGGGGGGGCTAAAAATGACCAAAGTACTTATGGACAACAAGGGCCGCTCTCTTGAAGATAGGCGTGTCTGGGAAATCCAGAAGAAACAGCTTAATGAGATCGCTCGTGACAACTGGGACGATCCGTCCTGGCGTCGGGAGATGGCTCAGGAGCTGACCGAAACCATTTACTTGGGCTTCGAGCATGAGAATCTGCTCGGCTACATGACCCAGGTCGAGAATGCCGACTTCGACGAGCGTGTGTTCGTGAAGGAAGTCAGAGGTCTTCGGGCCTTCTTCGTAGCCCGTGGTGGCTATATCGAGTCCAGCTCGGTTCACTCCGAGGTGTTCGAGATTACTCGTGAGACCGTAGGGTTCCACGTTTACGAAGAGGAAGACAAGCTGCGCACGAACTTCGCCGAAACTCAGGCGACGCTCGTGGAACTGGGTGTCCAGCGTTTGGACGCCACAGTCAACAGCTGGTTCTTCACCGGTCTGCAGGCTGCAGTTCCCTCGGGTGCACCTAACTACCACCTCGTCGATGACCTGTCTACTTCAGGTCTTGGACTCGTCAACACTGCGTTGACGGCCGTCCGTGACGTGTCTCGTGACTGGGAAGTTGCGATAGTAGGTCGTAGCACGATGACCGACCAGATTGTGAATGCCCTGTTGGGCATTGGCACTCAGGGCGGTGCCGGGTTCTTCCCGGAGACCAATGAAGCCCTGCTCCGTCGGGGCGTTCTCGGGGTCTATCGTGGTGCCCAAATCATCTCGCTGAAGAACTACCTCGATGACACTGGGGTGCCGTACTTCCCAGCCAACGAGCTCTGGGTCATCGGCCGGGACGCAAGTAAATTTGCGTTTTTTGGGGGACTTTTGTCGAAGGAATGGATAGAAAATGCTGCTTGGGAGTGGCATTATCTGGCTCGGCGTGACGCCGGCTTCGTAGTCCATCGTCCCCTGCGTTCCGCTCGTATCGTCGACAGCTCGATAGCGCCGTACACGGTTATCGCTGAGTGAGCTAGACTCACCAAGCTGTCCAGTAGTAAAGAAGAGGGCCCCCAATAGGTACGGGGGTCCTCTTCTTGTTGCCTACTGACTTGACACTCGCTCTGGATGGTGTACTCTGGAGCATATGCCATACCAGAAGTCGGGCCAGAATTGTATTTCGTGCGGCAAGCCTAAGCCACCGGGGATGGGTCGAGGTCGTAAGACCTGTTCGGAGGCATGCCAGGAGGCGGTCTATCAGGCGAGGTTGGACTTCAATCAGACGTGGCGTCGAGAACACCAGCGTCCGGGAATGGACCTGCGCGGCCTGCGGCGTCACGCATGACCGGGACGTGAACGCGGCCCGGAACATCCTCGCCCTGGGACGCAGGGAGAGACTAAACGCCTGCGGAGGCGACGTAAGACCACTGCTTGCGGTGGCAGATGCCAGCGAAACAGGAAGCCTCAGAGGTGCCGCGTGACGCGGCACGGGCTGAATCCCCGTCCTTCAGGGCGGGGAGCGCGTCAATGTCTGCTCAGACATGATACCATCACGACCGACACTATCAACATGGACAACCTGCAACCAACCCCCCGACCGCCTGGTGGCAGCGGCGCTGGCTGAGCTGGTTGCAGGGCGCCGCTTGTGCCTCAGGTACAAG